ATTAAAAGTGAGACAAAAACAAATCAAAACAAATTTATTATTTACCAACCCCAAGATTTCAGAAACTCCTCCCCAACCGGAAGGAGATTTACCAATGTTTAATTTTAGAAATAAAATAAATAACAGAAGAAAATTATAATCTTTAATATATATAAATGCCTATTCTAACTTTTCATTACAGAAATCAAAATCCTACTGTGTCACCATCAACCGATGATGATAAATACGCAAGACAAAAACTTCGTATGAGTTCTTTATCTGTTCCAATTCAAAAATTAACTTTGGTTGGCTATTGTATTAATTTAAGAAAACATGAAGGAACATTAAATGTTGGAAAATCTCATCAGATTCCGGATCACATTTTAGTAGAAATACCGGAATTCACAACACAAGGTGTAAATAATGTATCACCACCAAAAACTCATAATGGAGATGATTATGTGCAAACTCATTCAATTCCATTACCTTTAACAGATAATCTTAATACAATTCATTTTGGAATGAATTTAGATTTTATTGTTAATAAAAGATTAAACAGAGAATTAACAATTCATTTAAAAAAATTTAATGAAGACAATGAAATAGTATCAATGACAACTTCCACAAATGCCGATGGTCAAGTTGCAGTAGATCACGTGTTACTTTACTTCAATTACTCCGCTTTGGGAAATTTTTGAAAGTTTTTTACATTTATTACTTCTTTGATGCACTCTTAAAGCACCGCTACTAATTAAACAATTACATTTAGGACAATTAATTTTAACAGAACGCTTATGTTTATTTTTTTGATAAGATTTTCTTGAACTTTCATTTGCTTTTTCTCTATACAAAGGTTTTTTCCTACTCTTTTCATAATAACCTTTTACTTTATCTTTATTATTTTGAGCCCATATTTTTGTTAATTTATTATAATGTTCTTTATTTTTAATATAATCTAATCTTTTTTGTTTTAGTAAATAATCTCTATTTTTTAATCTCCATTCCTTAGAATATTTTTTTTTACCTTTTTCGGTTCTAAAAGTATTAATTGTATTTAATCCATTATTAACACTATCATATTTATTTATCCAATATTGCTCTACTAATAATCTAATTTTATAACTGCATTTTCTTTTATAAACAGCCAATATTTCTAATTTAATATTTTTCTGTTTCTCTCTAATATATTGATAAATAAGATAATTATAAGCAATGCATTTTTTATCAATAACATTTTTTTTATGATTTGTTGTTCTCCTTTTAACATTTGTTGTAGAACCAATATAATTAATATCTTTTATTTTGTAAATATAAAATACCATTTTGATATTATTATTAAGTATTTTATCTTTAATTCAATTTATTAATTTAAGCATTTTTTAATATTTAGATATATTAAATAATGGGATTCTTTGATTTTTTTGATGACGATGAACCGCAACCGCAATTAACTATTGAAAATGAAACATTAGCACCTACAAAAAGAACACAAAGAAGAAAAAAAGATACAACAAATTTAGGCAGACAATTAGGGAAAGATGATTTTGAATTAAAAAATAAACAGACCACTGCTGGTAAAGGAATGGACGCTTTAAAACAATCCGGTAATTTAGATCCAGCACAGATTGAAAAAATAGCAAGTAATTTACAAGGACAAGGAGCAAGAAAAAAAGATTTAATTGATGATTTAATAGATGAAATAAATAAAGGCAACGCAATAGATTCTGATAGTTTAACCTTAGAACAAAAAAAAGAACTATCTAAAAGAATGCATGAAACAAAAGCACCGGCAAGAAAACAAGATTTCACAAGTGGCGAAATGGGTACACCTTTTAGTGACGACCCAACAATACAAGATGATACATCAAATATTCCACCACCACCATTACCGAAAGATGATACACCACCTCCTCCACCGCCACCACAAGCGACAGCAGCTCCGCAAGCAATAACACCTCACACGACTGACCCAGCAGAACACGAACATGCAATAACCGCAACGCCATCAACTGCTTTACAAACCGATCCAATGATAGAACAAGGAAAAGAAAACCCACCAGACGCAACCATTTTTAGACAAATGATACACGTTGGTTCTGAGTTGTCTTTTGATTATTTAAAACAATTAAGCGGATATGGTGGAGCAATTGATTTGGGACAAGCGTTGGCGAAAAAGTTTTTAGGTGTTCAGTTTTCAGATGTAGTAGATTTGGCTGCCGATAGTTTAAGAAAAAATAAATTATCAGATGTTGGAAGTTTAAGAGGAACAACACCGGAAAGAATAAAACTACAAATTAAAGATGCTGAAATGGGTGAACATTCTATAATTAAGAACGCTTGCCTTTATCCTTTATTAGTAGTTGCTTTTAAATTATATTTAGTGGATAGGGAAATGCAAATGGGATATATGGCAGATACAATATTTAAACAAGGTTTGAAATATTTATTGGAAAAGTATGTAAAATTAGAACAAAGACAAATAACTTACATGATGTATTGCTGGGATAATTCCCCAAGAGATTTATTAACAGCATATCAAAGAAATCGTGATACAATATCAACAGTAACTCCAGCAGAAAAACAATCAATTATGAACTACCATACAAATATTATGTCAGAATATGATAGAATATTTACACCAAATAAATTTATTGTTGATGTTAAGAGATATGAACACGGTGGAACTGAATTAAATCAAATGTTAATTAATTTAGCAAATCCAGTATTTTTATTTGAAATATCAAAAGTGTTTAATGGTATTGATGAATTTATATTAAACATAAGAGATAATGAAGGGTTACTTTTAGGACTAATGGGATTATTATATGCAACTGCAATTAATGATGGTACAAATATGGGTGATGCATTACTAGCAAACGCAAGAGTGGACGGAATAGTTTACTATACGAAAAAAACAGAAGCACCAAAATTTAAAAATTTAGAAATAGATTTATTAAGAGAAGCAAAAGATGAAGTGGAAGAAAAAATGGTTGATGGTACAAGTTACATTATCTTTAGAGGAACTAACCCAAAACAAGATAAATTTTTAGAAAGGGATTTTATTAAAAACATGATAAATATGGCTGGTAGTGCAGAATTATTTAGCAATGAAGCATTTAATAGTAGAATTGTAAAAGCAACAGAAATTATAGAAAAGAGAGAAAGAGAAGGTGTCCCAATAAAAATAATTGGTTTCTCACTAGGTGGTATTTTTTCTCTCTATATGTCATCTATATATCCCACAATTCCAACAAGAGTATACAGTCCAATATTAGCAAATAACGAACAAACAAAACAATTAATGGAAGGTTTAGAAATGCAGAATTCTAATTTAGAAATAAATTACGTTGAAGATGACCCAATTAGTGTTAATGTAAAAAAATATGAAGGTAGATTAAATATTAAGAAACAAAAAAAAAGTAGATTTTTGGATCATCATAAATTAGAAAACTATTTATTTAATCCATAAGTTTAAAAAAGTTTTTTTAATAATTTTTTTTTCTTTTTATATACTATAATGGCCAATATTGTCCAAGAAGCTCTCAAACAATCAACTCTCTATGCTTCAAGCATCCAAGGAGGAAATATTGATTATGATTCTTTCAGATATGATCTTGAAAAATCCTACCCTAACATTTACAAAGACCGCCACGTCGCCAAAGAATTCACTGGTCTTAAGAACGCTTCCCTAGGCAGTTCTGATTCAACTGAGATCAGCGCCTTCGGATTAGCTCGTGAAATGTATTTAAAAACCACAATCTCATATGTAACCCCATCAGTTGATGCTAATCAAGTATGCAATGTTGCTCAACATTTATACAAAGCAATTATTAGCCGTGTTGCTCTTCTTAACTCATCTAGAGAAATTGCCCAAATTTATGGCGACACTATGCAGTGGAGAGCCATCTCACGCAACAACAGAGGCGAAAAAATGAAATGGCTTCTTGCTGGTAAACACAATCTTCAACTTAACAAAATAGAATTTGCCCCAGCATCAACCAAAGAAAATCTCCCAACTGAAATTGTTTCCGGTGCAGCCACAACTCAAACAATAACTTTCTACACTGACCTTCCTTGGTCTTTCCTCCACGGAAAGTTCCAAAGTGATGATGGGAAGAAAACGTCAGCTTTAGGTAACTTCCGTTTCCTAGAAACATGCCGTGTCCTAGTGGAAACCGCCCCAGCTCACGAAGTCGTTGCTGGTGTCGGAACTGGAACATCAGCAATCACCGGTCTTAAAATAGATAAAATGGAACTTATGGTAAATTATGATATTCCAGAAAGTTCTGATATGATGCAAATAGAAAATCAATATTCTCTTGATGTTCCTCTATCAATTTTAGTTGGAAATGAAGTCCTAACTCAATCAGAAGTAACCGCAACCGCAACCTCAACCACCCACAGCGTTAAGGTGTTCAACACAAGTCTTTCAAAGGGGTTTTTGGTCTGCTGTCATAAGGTTCGTGACGCAACAGCCGCACAGCGTCTCGGAGCAGCCATAACTGCCGGAGAATCAAACGGATCAGATGGTCTTATTGTTGAACCAACAAACGCAGCCACAACCCTCGCCATAACCCAACACATCGTCAACCCTCATATGAGTCAATACCATTCTCTAGCAGCCAACGATGACAGCAGATACGGTTGTGACTACAAAAAAGTAAATGCCCTTTCAGTTAAATCATCCGGCCGTGTGCTTTTTGAAGCTGATACATACGAACAACTTTTATTTTGCACAACTAACATGACCAATTGGTTAGATGTAGCAGCCGGCAATGTAAGAGAAATTTCTCAAATTATGGACAAAAACAGTTGCAACGATGTTAACTTTTACTGGATTCCATTCTGTGAAAAATCAAATGTAAATTCCTTCACTGGTGCCCTGGCCCTTAAAGGTCTAGCCACTTGCGACGTCAGCGTAACATTCCCCTCTGTAAGCGGACAAAAATACGCCGTAAAAGTGTACACCATTCACCACAATATTGTTAGCGTAGATGCAAATTCCGGAAGGTTGATACAATCCGTGAGCTCGTAAATTTATTTAACATTACTGCATTCATTCATTTCATATTTTTTCCCATTATAAGTTGTACCTCTTTTACATCTTTTATTACATATATCGCATTTATACCTATCTCTTATAACATTAACAATTGATGGTTTATTTTTTTCAAATATTACAACCCATGAAGGACTAAACCACCAATCAACTTTACAAATCATCATTGATGTAATACCAAATCCCATTTTTTTCATTTCATCAATTCTTGGTGGTGTTAAATTATATAAACCAAATATATAACAAACTTTATCTGTTATTTTTGCTGTGTGTTTCATCCATTTAGTCCAAATAGAATAAGGTGGATTTCCGATAATCCAGTCGTATTTTTTCCCTTTTGTGTATTCAAAAAAATCTCTACCCTTATCTATTTCACACCAATCTTTATTGCATGTTGGAAAATTATTATAAAATATTCCATCTCCTAAACTTGGATCTAATACATTATCTGTTGGTTTTATATCACACATATTAATCATATCTATTGCTAATTGTTTTGGTGTATATATTCTATCACTGGCATCGCTTCTTTTTCTTATTTTTCTGCAAGATTTTCCTTCATTGTGATTAGACATTTAATATATAACAATAGATTAAATAAATTATCTATCGTTATATCAAATGGTAAATAAACCAAAAGACCAACCAATGTATAATAGAATTAAAGCAAGTGTATATAAAGCAAATCCAAAACATAGTGCATACAGAAGCGGTCAAATAGTTAAAAAATATAAGGCTGCTTATAAAAAAAAACATGGTAATGCATCAGCATATACTG